TCTACCAGCTCAACGTGTCATTACATGCAGGAAATGCGAGAAATGGGGCTGATTATTTCTGGCCCGGAGTTTTCTCCGAGAGCATTTACACTTCCGGGTGCGAAGTATGTATTTGAAGATGACCAGGAGGGAGGCTCTGAGGTATGATTAAAAAAGTGGAAAACATAATCTTGAAGAAAAGATTGCGAAAGCGATCGGAAAAGCTGAAAAGGCAGAATGAACGCATCAGGAGGCGAGAGACAGAGAACCGGAACTTAAAAAATAACATGAGAAGGACAGCCCAGGAGTTGGAGGACATCAAAGATTCTCTGACGACTGGGTTTTGCCCGTACTGTGAGACGCACAACATGTTTTCCTGGGATCCGGAGTGGGGGTTGGTTTCCTATTGCCCTCGCTGCGGAGCTAGAGTAATGCTGTGCCAGATGTGCGACAAGTCCGGATCCAGATGCGATTATGACGCACGATTGGATATTTGCTCCGAAATGTAATATACGCCTTGACAAGCTGATCCTTCCTGGGGTATGCTATAGCAAATGGAAGGAGGCGGCTATCGTGGATATGACAGAATACGTGAAACAGATAATGAGAGAAGAAGGAATAACACAATGCGAGTTGGCGAGTAGAGTAAGATGGAGCCGCCAGAGAGTTTTTGATATTCTGAAAAGGAATAATTCAAATTTCAATTCGATAAAAACAATCATGGGAGCTCTTGGGAGAGAAACGGTTATCTCCAGGAAGGACGGCAAAGATCCGGATTTTAACGTAGACGATCTGTACAGAACGATTGAAAAAAACGCACCATTGTACGGAAAGCTGGAGGATATCCTGGATGCAATGGGTTACAAAATTGAGTTCATAAAGAAGTGAAAATACTGAGAAATAGAGGCGTGGAAGCATGCCTCTAATTTTTTTATATTTTTTTGCAATATTCGTATTGACACAACGCACCATAGTACGCTATACTTCAAGCATCAACAGAAAACAAATGAACGACACGAACGGAAATGGAGATAGAAAGACATGAAAAAGAGCTTATCAAGAATGAACACAAATGAACTTAGAGACCTGGCTGTAGAACTGGGAGCTGACAGAAAGAAGTTATACGGAACCTCAAAACAGAGCCTGATCCTGACGATCGACAGACTGAGAAAAGAGGCAGCCAGCAAAGAAAATTACATCATCGTTGACGAGAACGACAACGTAATGTTCGGAGGACAGCACTACACAGAGGTTGGAGCTGATAGAGTCTGGAACATGTACAACGGCATCTACGAGGATGAAAACGGCGAGAGATACATCTATATCAAAAAGGTTGAGGAATAGGAGGAAGCGGATATGATTAAGAGATCCAGAGCAAACAGAACAGAAAGAGCAACCTTCCGGAATATCCGGAACGAGCACAAAATTATAGATGTGGTTCATCACGGAGACGGTCATTACTACATGATCCAGTACATAAAGCATGAGCTTCCAGAAAGAACAGTTGTCAATTATATGGGAACCAGATGTGGGCATAAACAGAAGTTCCGGATCGGGAAAGCAACGCTTATGGGAATCCTGGAAGATTACAAGAAAGTTGAGGAGGAGTAGAAATGAATAAACATAAAGCAATCATGGAAGTTGCGAGCAAGGCAAAGATGTATCAGACGGTGGCATCGGCCCTGGGCATTTTGGATGAATACAATTTCAAGAGCCGAGAGATCACAGAAGCAATCAAACTTCTGAAAAAAGAAGTAGAGAAACTGGATATCGAGATTGACAATCTCATGGATGAAGCAGCCGGCGGAGAGCTGGACTTAGAGAAAGCGCTTGAGGAGGACAAAAGCTATGATGAAGCATGAATTTGAGGAAAGATTTGGAAGCGAGATCTCCGATCAGAATTACAAGATCATTGAAACAGTATACACCTGGCACCCGGCAATTAAAGGAGTTGATGGAAAAGATCAGATCGCTACTTTATACAAAACCGGAGGCATGCCACTGATTAAGAGCATGCTGGAGGCTGCAAACATTATGATGGATCTGGACAAAGAAAGACGGCAAGCAATGAGACGCATGGAGGAGATCCAGAGGAGAATTGAGACGGTAGCCAGTGGAGATCTGACAGCAGAACAGTGTCGGAGAGATGCAGTAGGAATGTTTGACAAGTCCAACAGTCCGGAAGAATGGGGATACGCAAGAATGTTCCTGGCAACAAAATACGGCGAAGAGCTAGCATCAGAGATTATTGAGGAGGTAGAGAAATAATGGCAGACAGAAGCAATCAGAGACTGAATGAGGCAATCGAAAACATGATCCGGATGTGGGATGGCACGATCCACGGGCAGACGATCCGGAACATGTACGATAACGGTTCCGACTATGAGAGTATTTGCGAGATCGCCGGGATCGAGTATGAAGATTACGAGGAGGAGTGAGAATGGAAGATCTAAAGAAATGGATCGGCAGGAAGTTCCTGGACTTCTGTAAGTCCGATCCGGATGACGAGCGAGAGATCCATTACGAAATGATGACTGGAGACTTAAGCAAAAAACTGGAATTTACTTCCAGGGAGATCGTAAGCATGAAAACAATGGAACAGATCCGGAAGTCCATTATCAGAGATATCAAATTAACAGATAATTGGTGGCATGTGTCACTGGAATATAAGGAGGAAGCAGAAATGCAGGAAATTACAATGTCAAAAATGGAACGCCTGGAGGCAGAAAAAGAGGATTTTAAACAGATGTATGCTGAGTGCTTTCCGCATCTTGCGATCGTAGCGGATATCTTGAAAAAGTTCGGGGATGAAAGAGAGATCCAGACAGACGGAGCGCATATCTACATCACACCGAATGGTTACATCTCCATGAGTAATGTATCTGAGGGGTGGAGCCTTTCCAGATTGAACCATGAATCAAAACCGGAAATAAGATGCGAAGTAAGAGAAGAGATCGAGGAGGAGTAAACCATGAGCGAAAGAGAATTTGTAGTAATCAATGAAGAGGCTGCAAGAACAGCCCAGAATATGATGTCTTTTAATGAGTATCAGCTGGGATCCAGAACCAAAGAATACCAGGAGGACGTCAATGAAGTATACGATCTGGCGGAGGAAGTAGTTGCCAGAAGAGGAGAAGAGTACCGGGAAAGAGCTTGGAGGCTGGCAACCAGATATGCAAAGAACCTGGGAAAATATTTCAATGAGGAGGCAAGAATCGGCTGCATGTGTCCGTCTGTGATGATCTCCGGAGCCGGAAACTTTCCGGTAAAGAAGAAAGAGAAACAGGTCAAAGCCTGGGATAAAAACCATGAGTTCTACAATTACTGCCAGTCGATCCGAGGAAAGCTGAATAACCTTCTGTACTCAAAAGAGGTTATCAAGAGTGATGACGAAAACGCTATTGAAGCCCTGGAGGAGAAAATTGACAGTTTGAGAGAAGTTCAGGAAAACATGAAGGAGATCAACAAGTATTACCGTAAGCACCATACGCTGGATGGATGCGATCTCCTGACAGAAAAACAGCTCCAGAAGCTCCAGGGATCCATGGATCAGTTCGGGTATGACAGATCTCCATATCCGAGCTGGGCTTTGCAAAACAATCTGGCAAATATCAAGAGATGCCAGCAGAGAGTTGACGAACTGAAAAAGACAAAAGAGAAAGGCACCTCTGAGGCGGATTATGGCGATTTCAAGGTAATTGAGAATACAGAACTGATGCGAATACAGATCGTGTTCGATGGAAAGCCAGATGAGGCAATCAGAAGCACTCTGAAAGCAAATGGTTTCCGATGGGCTCCATCCCAGGGAGCATGGCAGAGACAGCTCACATCCAATGGGAAGTGTGCCCTGAGAAGAGTTGTCGAAGAACTGGGAGCTGAGGTGCAGGCATCATGACGGTAAGAGGAGCGACAAAGGGAAACTATTCCAGATACCACCAGAAGTACAACATAGGCTTCATCAATAGCGATGGAATGGAAGATGAAACGCAGTTCGAGAGCGTGAAAACGCTCAAAGAGCTGTCGGATCTCTTCCGGGACTTCTGCAAAGAGAACGGGTTCAAGACAAATACAGTTACATACGTGGAGGCAGTGTGATTATGGCAAAGAAAATTCAGAATAAGAGATACCTGGTAAATAGAGCAGTTTACAAGGCTGTAAAAAAGTACGATCATCAGCAGTTTGAAAATTTCTGCACTGATATTTATAAAAGCGGATGGGAGGACGGAAAAGCATCTGTAAATGCCCTGGATGTGAAAGATATTGAAGCGGTAATCAGATCTGTAAAAGGGATCGGAGAGGTTCGGATCGGTAAGATCATGGAGGCAATCAATGAAAAATTCGATGAAAACGCCGGATCAAAAGAAACGGAGTAAACAGTTAGGAAAAGAGATCCGGGACAGCCGGAAGAGGTATGAAGATCTGAGAGTACACGGTGGATCCGATCCATTCTGGTCGGATGGGGTAAACATGAATTTATGTAGGAATCACGTCATGTACTTCCGGAAGCAAGTGGAGACAGAGTTGGATCCGGAAAATTATCCGGAGGAGTATTTTTTGGAAATCCCAGCAGAGGTAAGCGTTCATTATATGGCAGATCCGGACGGGATCCGGAGCAGGTCAACAGCTGCACTGGAGGTTCTGAAAGAAAATCAGGACTTCCAGTACCTAAGAAGTAAACTCAGCGGAGACCTGGACAAAGAAACCAGTCAGTGCATGAACCCAGTACGCTATGTCCTGGGAATGGAAGATGCGATCCGGAGGGACGATCTGGTGGTAATGCGAAGATGCCAGGATCCGGAATATTACGTCAAATATTTGAGAGAAAGTCGGAAAAAGCTGGACAAAATCCTGGGATCGCCAATTTTGGAACCAAAGCTCCGGGAAGGACAGTTGACAATATGGGATTTTATAGGAGGACAATAGTATGCACACAGAAAATGAGTATCACAGAGGAGAAATCTTTTTTATCAATGAGGGCGAAAGCTCCGGAAGCGAACAGGGGGGGGCGAGACCTGGAATCATAGTAAGTAATGACGTTGGAAACAAACACGCTCCGATCGTGGAAGTAGTGTACCTGACATCCAGGGAGAAAAAACTGATGCCGACACACGTTAGGATCAAGAGCAGTCCGATCCCTTCCATAGCGTTATGCGAGCAGATTAAGACGGTATATAAAAAGCGGATCGGAAAATATCTTGCAAAAGCCACGATGGATGAAATGAAACAGATTGACAAGGCACTTGCTGTCAGTATCGGACTTGGTGGAAATATGAAGATGTCCGACTACGTGAGAGAGTGGGCGGAGGCGTTCAAAGAGCCGGATCCGATAGAAGAAAAAGCGATGCAGATCCTGGAAACAGCGAAACCAGTTCCGATCCAGATACCGGAAGGCTTTTCTGACAAAGAGAGGATCAAGGAGTTGGAGAAAGACCTGATCCGAGCGGAAGCGGAGCGTGATGTATTCCAGAAACTGTATAAAGAGCAGTTAGCAATCAGTTAAATGTGAGGTAGAGGACATGAGAAGAATCAAACGTATGATTTTTAAGCATTTCAACTGCATTCCATGGTTCATCGTGGGAATACAGATCCTGGTAGACGGAGAGATCAGCCGCTGGCAGTATGCGATGTGCTGGATCTGCACCCTGGTAATGATCTGGATGTACGCACCAAATAGAGCACAAACGAAGGGAGGTGGGAAAGTTGCTGACATTGACGATCGAAAAAAAGTGGTTTGATATGATCCTGAGCGGAGAAAAGACAGAGGAGTACCGGGAATTGAAACGGTACTATGATTCCAGATTCAGAAACGCCGCCATGCTGAAAAATCAGGAATACCCAAACGTTTCCGAGTTCCGGAACCTGGCTGCAACAGTGGATCAGGACATCGGAACCGTGAGGTTTCGGAATGGCTATGCCACGGATGCCCCGTGTTTCCTGGCAGATTGCAAATTGACAGTCGGGGAAGGAAAACCGGAGTGGGGAGCTGTTCCTGGGACAGAGTATTATATTCTGAAAATGAAAAACGTGAGGAGGAAATAGCATGATTTTCATGCCAGGGAGAAGGAAAAAGGATCTTTTATTCGACACAGGTTATAGAGCTGCTATTGACGATATGCAGGATAACTTAATCCGAAATAGCAGAACAGAAACTATAGACGGTAGGACAAGGCTTATCGTTACAGAAGATACAATAGAAACTATATGCAGAGAAATGAGAAAGAGGTGTGATAATGCAAAGAGAAATTTTGTTTAAAGCCAAATCGACAGACACCGGAAAGTGGGAGGAGGGGCTGCCGAACTATTGCAGTACGGACGGATCCGTTACAAAGATGGTAAGCCACTCTCCTGGATCATTTAAGGTGTTTTCGATTGAACCGAAAACTTATGCCAGTATACGGGATTCACGGACGTAACCGGAAAGAAGATCTTTGAAAATGACGTTGTGCGGATCCTTGGAAAAGATAGCATGCTCAATAGGATAATTTTCGCAGAGAGGCCAATATACGACAATATTTGCGAGGAAGAAGTTGACAAGGTATCTGGATGGTTCTATGAAAGATATCCGGACAATGCAACCGGAGCCGTGCCACTTACAGCACATGATATAGAAAACTTGGAAATGAAGGTTATAGGGAACATAAGTGATGAATGAAAGAGAAAAAGAGGATCAAGAACAGTTAGAATACCTGAGAGAATGGAAGGTAAAACACTCAGGAAGAGCAAAAGAAGAAAGTGCAATCAAGAGAATTTGCAAGAAAGGTAGGAAATTATGGATGGAAAAATTTTTAAGATAAGTGGTTACCTGGTGGATCCGAATGGAGAAAATGAAGCAGCCTGGATACGGGAGGAATTGAGGCATTTGAATGACACGTTCGGACAGCATGTACACGTCAAAGAGGCTGATATACTGGACTGGACAGATGAAAATCCGTTGAACTATGAAAATTGCGATCTGGCGGAGTGCGAAAAGTATTTCCGCGACAAATACCCAGTAAGAGAAGATCGAAGTGTGGAGGTTGGAAAAACCTACAGACATTTCAAAGGGAAAATCGTTGAAGTGATAGCGATCAGCCAGGACACGGAATCTCCAGGACAATACTACGTGGTCTATAAATGCGAGGATGGAGCTATCTGGAGTAGACCTTATGGAATGTTTGTCGGTAAGGTAGATCGGAAGAAATACCCGGATGCAGATCAGGAGTACAGATTCGAGGAGGTATAGGATGCAGAGCTTCAGTAAACGATTAAAAGACATCATGGAAAGCCGTGGAGTGCTGCAAGCTGATCTTGCAAAAAAGACCGGGATCACGGAAACAACAATTTCCAGGTACTGCAATGAAAAAAGGATCCCCAATATAGAAGCACTTGTCAAAATAGCAAAAGCATTGGACGTTCCTACGGATCTTTTGGTAGGCCTGGAGCGGAATGAATACAATACGATAGGAGCACTACAGAAAAGCCTCAGAGAGGCATTGCTGGAGAATAAAGCTCTGCATGAATACAATTACAATGGATCTTCCGGAATCTGCCGGGCAAAACTTATGGGAGATATGTCTGGAACGTGGCACATTGGAAATGTAGTGTGCGTGGAAAATGGCAAATCATTCATGCTGATGCAGGATGGTTATTCGGAGGAAAACGGATATCTGATTCTCAGGGCGATGGAAGTGATCCCAGAAACGATCCAGAGATTCGCTTGTGTGGAAGATATGACCGGGGAAAGGCTGTTTGAGGGTGATGTGATCTACAATCCGGAGCATAGAACAGTCCGAATGGAGATCTGCTACGGCAAATACGCCGCATATTGCCCGAACGATCAGGAATACATGGAAACTGTCGGTTTTTATATGGTGTCGAACACCACAGACGATGCAATGCCGCTCGGTCCGACAAAGGAATACGCACTTTTGTTGGGAAATGTGGTAGACAACCCAGAGATCAAGGTGGTATAATTTCAGTCAGGATGCACCGGAAAGGAAAGAAAATGAGTAAAAGAATCTTAGCAGCAATGTTATCATGTATGCTGGTTGTAGGAATGACCGGATGCGGTTTTTCAGATGGAGTGAAAGACGGTATGAAAGATGCTCAGAAGCAGGAAAGCATAAACGATTCTGATAAAAATGATAGCAAAAAGGATAAAAACGTGACCGAAACGGATAAAAATGATACCGAAAGCCGGGAAAACGTTTTAGAATCAGAAGAAAGCAAGACCGAAAACCCACTTCTGGATGCAGAGGTAATCGTAGGCGATGTAATGAACGGAACTAAGACAGAGAAGTTGGGCGAATACGCCTATATCACAGTTCCATTGGAGACAATGAAAAAAGTTACGATGGAACAGTACGATGAATTTTGCGATCAGAAAGTCCAGGATAGCGGTTACAACTGGGTAACGATCGACTTCGGTAACGGATCCGGATTGCAGTTCCAGGGAAGTACGCCAGCAGTAGCAACCTACGGTACACTTGATAATGAGGAGTGCATCGAAGAATCAAAAGGAACCGTAATGATGACTGGAGAGAATACATATGAATATTCCGAGAACCAGTAAAAAAATCTAACAAATGTTAGAAATGGTGGTACACCCGTAATCATACGGGATGCTATGTTTATAAAATGATGAGATTATAATATGTTAAAAAAACATAAAACTGATCATATGACTTTGACATACAATTATTAATGTGGTAGTATGTCAAAGTTATTGGAATTTATATAATTTATATAA